GTATTAAGAGAAGATAGCTTTGGTTTATATTTTGAAGCTAAAATGAGCGATACAAGCTACGGTAAAGATGCTTTAAAACTTTATAGAGATGGTGTAATTACTCAACACTCTATCGGTTATCAAGTAATAAAATCACAAGAGAACACAGATATGGGAGAAGAAATTGATGCAATCTACGAAGTTAAACTTTGGGAAGGTTCAGCAGTTACTTTTGGTGCAAACCCTAATACACCTTTTACTGGCTTTAAATCAGTAGAAGAAAGAGAAGACAGAATTAAAACTTTGGTTAAAGCTATTAAAAATGGTAGCTATACTGATGAAACATTCGGTCTTATTGAATTTGAATTATTAAAACTTATTTCACTTGTTAAATCTGAAGAGCCAACTGTGGTTACTCCTGAAGATACCGAGCCGAAAGAGGACAATAAGATACAAGAAATAAAACAATTTAGAAACCTATTAAATCTTTAAAAAGATGGAAGAAATTAAAAATTTAGCAAATGACATCAACGCAAAGTTTGATGCAAATGCAAACGCTTTATTAAGCGTAAAGAATGAAGTATCTACGATGGTAGAAAAAAGTATTGATTCAGTTAAAGCTGAAATCAAAGCAGTGAAAGATGAAATGGATAGACAAGCTGAAGAAGTATCTCGTAAGAGTGCTGCTAAAGTATCTACCAAATCAATCGGTGAGCAAATTGCTGAACAATTAGATTCTAATATGGCAATCGCTGAAAAAGAATTGAAGTCTTCAGGTGGTTCATTCACTATGAACTTAAAAGCAGTTGGTAATATGTTATTATCTTCTAACTTAACAGGAGATTCAGTAGCTACTTACAACCCTAATCAAGCAATTTTACCTGCTCAAAAATTAAACTTTAGAGATTTAGTTTCTACTGTACAATCAGCAACAGGTACTTTTGTAACTTACAAAGAGAGTGGTTCAGAAGGTGCTATCACTGCACAAACTGAAGGTGCGTCTAAAGGTCAAATCGATTACGACTTAACAGAAGTTAAGACTGTAAACGCTTATATCGCTGGTTTTGCAACTTTCTCAAAGCAAATGATGAAGTCATTACCATTTATCGAGCAAACTTTGACTCGTATGATGTTGAGAGATTTCTTCAAGGCTGAAAATGCTTCTTTCTTCGGTACTGTTAGTGGTGCTGCTACTGGTTCAACAACTGTTAGTGCTACTGATGATGTAGAAGAAATTATCCAATTAATCGGTAACCAAAAGACTGCTAACTTTAATGCTTCTTACGCATTAGTTTCTCCAGCTCAAATGGCTCGTTTAATTATCTCTACTTACAACAAAGGTTACTATGCAGGTGCAGGTGCAGTTGTTCTTAATGGTGCAGGTGGTTTGACTATCTTTGGTACTCCAGTATTCGAGGCTTCTTGGGTAACTGATGACAAAGTTTTAATCTTTGATAGAGATTATATCGAAAGAGTTGAAGTTGAAGGATTAAATGTAACTTTCTCTTACGAGAATGGCTCAAATTTTGTACAAAATCTCGTTACGGCGCGTATCGAATGCTACGAGGCAATAAATTTAATGTTACCTACTGCGGCAATCTACGCCGATTTAGGGAATGTTTAATTCACATTTGCTATAAGCTAAAATTAAAAATAAGAAAGGGTAGGTGCTTAATTGTATCTACCCTTTTTTTGTTATATTTGTTATATGATTGGTATCTACAAAATCACATCTCCAAGTAACAATATTTATATAGGGCAGTCTATTAATTTAGAAAGAAGATTAGCCAGGTATAAGAGTAACTTAAATTCATCTAAAGGTCAAATAAGACTTAACCGTTCTTTTATTAAATATGGAGTAGAAAATCATTTATTTGAAATCGTTTTAGAATGTTCAATAGAAGACTTAAACACTAAAGAAAGATACTACCAAGAATTATTTGATTGTGTTGAAAATGGTTTAAACCTACGATACACTAAAACAAATGATAAGTCGGGTAAAATGAGTGCTGAAACTATTGCTAAAATGGTGCATTATAAAAGGAATATGACACCTGAACACCGATTAAATTTAAGTATAGCAAATAGAAATAAAGAAGTGATGCCTACTATGTTAGGTAAAACACATTCAGAGGAAACAAAGAAAAAAATGTCTGAATCTGCTAAAAAAAGAATTAGAACATTAGAACACTGCGAAAACATAAGAAAGTCTAAATTAGGAGTAATCGTTTCTGATGAAACTAAAGCCAAAAAGTCAAAGCCTGTATTACAATACGATTTACAAGGTAATTTTATAGCTAAATATTTTGGGATAAAAGAAGCTGCCAGGAAAGTTGGTATTTCTGATTCTATGATTATTGATGTATGCAAAGGTAAGTATCCACAGGGAAAGGGATTTGTGTGGAAATATGAAAATTGCTAAAAATATTAGTAACTTTGTATTATGTATAAATGCACAGTCAATATATCACATAACGGTAGAAAGTATAACAAAGGTAACTACTACGACCTTGTTTTAAGCGACAAGATGAAAGAATTTATAAAGGTTGGCTACTTTACCGAAATAATCAAAGATGGCGTTACAAAAGAGTTTAAAGGCAAAATAAAGAAGAAATAATATGGCTAATGTTAAAATATCAGAATTATCTCCATTAATAACAGTACAGGATGCGGATGTATTGCCGATAGTGGATAATGCAGTAACTAAAAAAGTAACGGCAGCAATTCTACGAAGTTACACACAAGGAAATAGTGTTCTTTTAACAGGCGCACAAACTGTTGCAGGAATTAAAACTTTTACTTCACAAATAGCATCTTCGGTTGCTACTGGTACTGCACCTTTTTCAGTTGCTTCGACTACTAAAGTAACAAACTTAAACGCTGATTTATTAGATGGCTTATCTTCGGCTGATTTCCAAGCTACTTTAAGTGGTACAGGAATCGTTAAATCTACGGCAGGAACTATTTCTTATTTAACTGATAACTCTGCTAATTGGGATAGTGCTTTTAACGATAAAATTAACTCTGCTGCGGTAACAGGTAGTGGTACAAATACTTTAACCTTAACACAACAAGATGCAGGAACTATTACTGCTACTTGGGTTAACGGAACTTTAATAAGAGAAATAAGAAACAATACAGGTGCAACTTTAACTAAAGGAACAATTGTTTACATTAGTGGTGCAACAGGCAATAAGCCAACGGTAACTAAAGCTATTGCAACAGGCGATTCTACTTCTGCTCAAACCTTTGGATTTGTTCAAAATGATATTTTAAATAACGCTGAAGGCTTTGTAGTGGTTATAGGGGATTTAATTGGATTAGATACTTCGGCATTTAACGAAGGCGACCAATTATATTTATCTTCTACGGTTGCTGGTGCTTTTACTGATGTTAAGCAATACGCTCCTAATCATTTAGTTTATGTGGGTATCGTAACAAGAGCGCATCCAACTTTAGGTCAAATTGAAGTAAACATTCAAAACGGCTACGAAATGGATGAATTGCATAATGTGGCTGCTCAAAATCCTTCTAATGGAGATATATTACAATATGTAACATCAACAGGTTTATGGACTAAAGTAGCAGGAAGCACAAGTAATATTTCAGAGGGTTCAAATCTTTATTACACTGATGCTCGTTCAAGAAGTGCTTTTAGTGAAAGTGTTACAGGATTAGATTATAATTCTACAACAGGTGTTTTATCAACTACTTCAGGTTACGGAATACCTACAACGGCTAAACAAACAACTTGGGATACGGCTTATAACGATTCTATTGTAAGTGCTGCGGTTACAGGAACAACAACTAAAACTTTGACTTTAAATCAGCAAGATGGTGGTAGTGTTACTGCTTCTTGGACTGATGATAATACAGATGCGGTTACTTCAGTATTCGGTAGAACAGGTGCGGTTGTAGCTACTTCAGGAGACTATACAACAACACAAGTAACAGAAGGAACAAACCTTTATTTTACTGATGCAAGAGCAAGAGGTGCTATTTCATTAACTACAACAGGTACTTCGGGTGCAGCTACTTACAACTCTACAACAGGTGTTTTAAATGTACCTAACTACGCTGATACCGACACAGGAATAACTTCTTTAAACGGATTAACTGCTTTAACGCAAACATTTGCAGTAGGTACAAGTGGAACTGACTTTGGTATTTCTTCTGATACTTCAACGCATACTTTTAACTTACCAACGGCTTCGGCAACAAATAGAGGTGCTTTAAGTAGTGCTGATTGGACAACATTCAATAACAAACAAAACGCTTTAACAAATCCTATCACTGGCACAGGCACTACTAATTACTTACCAAAGTTTACAGGAGCAAGTGCTTTAGGAAATTCTATTATTCAAGAAAGTGGAAATGCAATAGGTTTAAATGTAACTCCAAGTGCTTGGTCTGGTCCTATTTCAAATGCTTTAGAAGGTGCTAACGGTGGTGCAATTGCTTTTGGATTTTCATCTTTACCAGCTTTATTTTTAGTATCAAATACTTTTTATAATGGTTCTAATTTTGTTTATAAATCAAATGGTTTTGCTGCTTTATATTCTATAAACAATAATGTTGGTTCTCATTCTTGGAGTACTGCTGCATCGGGAACTGCTGGTGGTGTAGTAACATTAAATGAAAGAATGCAAATTACTGAAGCGGGTAATGTTTTAATCGGCACAACCACAGATGCAGGCTACAAGTTAGATGTAAATGGTACTGCAAGGTTAAGTGGCGAACTTTTAATATCTACACCAGATGACTCTGGAATGAGAATTAAAGCAGGTGCAACTCGTTTGTCTTATATAGATTTTGCAGATGCAAATACTGGCACACCTTCGGGGTCAATATCTTATAATCACACTTCAGATTATTTTGTTATTAGTGTAGGTGGGTCAAACGCTGAAAAAATGAGAGTAAAAAGCAACACAATAAATATTACTAATATTCCAACTTCAGCAGTGGGTTTAAGTGCAGGAGATATTTATAGTAATTTAGGTATTTTAACTATCGTTTAAAAGTATTAATTTAGCAAAATGAACAACGAGCAAATATATTCTATCTTGGGTCAAGGACTTAATATAGCAAACACAAAAGGATGCTTTAATTTAGATGAATCGGCAACGATTGCACAAGCATTATTTCAATTAAAAGAAGTTTTAAATTTAGTAGAAAAAAAAGATGATTCAATTAAAGCCGAGTAATGCAGGTGTTTTAGGCACTATTACTCAAATTGATGTATTAATATTACCTTTTGATGTTCAAGCGGTTACTTGCTCAACTTACTATAAGTTATGCGATGCCGAAGGGAAGTTATTAGCTGAAGGTAATTTAAGTTTAACAGAAGAACAATTTGCAAATTGGGGAACTGACAATAGTTATGTTTCTGATATTGTGATTAACGAATTAGGTTTAGAAAAAGCAGAATAATGATTAACTCGGAATTTCAAATTGAGGTGGTTACAGACCTTGCAGTAGAGCCAGTTACCTTGCAAGAGGCTAAAGACTATATGCGTATTTCTTCGGAATCGGAGAATGACTTAATAGAAGAACTAATA